TAATTGCTTACATAGTGATGAAGTGCGCAGGTGGAGAAAATGAATGGGAAGCAACAGGGGACGCTCAAGCCATTTTTGAATTTACCGCTAGGCCAATGGTACGGGAAGCCGCGGCAAAACCTATTGGAATCTTTCAAGAAGGCGGTTTTTTTGTATAGAAGTTCTTTAAAATAATGAAGTAGGGCTAAAAAAGCCCTATTTCTTTTTCTTTTTCATGTTTTTTATTAGATCAGCGTCTTCTTTGTATTCATGCTTGTAGCCCTTCATGTCTTCCTTAAGATGAGTGGTTACTTTTTTCTTTAGCTTTTTAAGAGCATCGCTTTTAGCTTTTTTGGTCGGGTATTTTTTTGTCTTTTTCTTTGTTGCCATTTTTCTACTTATTTATTTTATTTTTTTTCATTATGGTTCTAGCTTTTTTTCTTGCATCAGCTTTTGATGAAGCTCCCCACGCCTGTAGGGATAATAATAACCTTGTTGGCTTGCCCTTAGAGCTTCTTTCTGGGCCCTTCATGTTTCCCATTCTTGCCAAGAAAGAAGCTCTTCTAGGGTTGTTGCCAGACTTAACAGGTGCTTTAAGATCTGATCCAGGATTGTTTTTTTCATATGAACGCCTCCCCTTTTCATTTAATCCGCCCTTTTGGCTTTTGCCTTCTTTCCTTGTCCAAGCTGGTGTTTTATAGCTTTTCATAATTTTTTAGCCTTATTTAGCGATTTTTTTTCTTGGGTTTTAGCTCTGGGTATTTTTTATACACGGCTTTTTTAATACCAGCAGGATTGGGTGCGTTATGGGCTAACTTTAAAGCAGAGGCTGCATGTTTTTTTGTTTCAATTGGAAACGATCCGAGTGGAGAGCCGCCGGCTGGACCAGCAAAATCTTTTTTCTTAACTGTTTTGTATTTACCTACGTTTGAGCCGCCTTTTTTCTTTTCCATGGCTTTTTCTTTGGCTCTGGTTACTTTGACGCCCTTGGCTATAACAACCTTCTTTTTCATTTTTACCCAAATAGGGGCTTTTATCGCCCCTTGTTTTTAATTTTTGCAGATATTATACCAACCTTAACGGCTATTTTTAAAGCTTTACCGCTCGGTCTAGTTGTTGCTGGCATTACCATTTTTCAGGATAAGCCTGACCTCTTTTTCTTTTTTGTTTTTTCATATCATCGGCTATTTGCACATCTATGCCTCTGATGTCGTCATTAAGGTCGTAGTTAAAATACGGTGTTGATGGGTATTCTTTCATGATTGATGCTTGTGGCATGTTTGCAAATTGGCCTTGACCATTAAGAAACATTTTATTTTTTTTTGCCATTTGGATCTCCTGTGTTAAACCTAGGTTTTATTAATGATCATATATTAATAAATTTAGTTATAAAAACAATAACCTCTTGCCATAGTTGAGAGAGAGAGAGAGACAGGCAAGAGGTTATTATTAGATAGACAGAGATGAATAAAACTACTTAACCATAACAGTGGTTTTTAAAAAAACTAGCAAAAAATTTTACATATTTGCGGTTTTTGCTAAAGACTCCAAGGGTGTGCTGTTTGGTTCTGTGTTTCCTTGTTGTTCCCTGCTCAGCCTGATAATTTTTTCCAGCTGATCAATATCCATACCCTCAAGCTCTTTGATCGCTCTAGCAAGATGTAAAAGTCCTAGTTCTTGGTCTTTGATGGCCTCGGCTCTTCTTTCTACGGCTAACGCTTGGTTTTCTTGAACCCTTGAAACTCTTTCAAGTCCTAAGCCCTTATCCGCTGCTGCTCTAGCGTTCTGTAGTTCTATACGTGATTGAATTTCTTGCTGTTGCAGGTCTAGCATCTGTTGTTGTGACTGTGATTGCTGATTTAGTCTTTCTAGAATCTTATCTTTATTTTGTAATGTAGAGGCATCTAATAGATCCATATCACTAATAGGAACTCCGACTTCTCTCAGCTGAAGCATTTGCGCGAATTGCATTTGTCTTTGTGTGGTCGTATTTAATCCCTCTTCTACGGCAGCGTCATATGTACCAAAATTTTTATTGAAAAACTCGGGTGTAGGTTCATCTTGAACGATCCTTTTTATCTTACCAGCAGAAAAATTGTTTTGGATAACCTCTATCATAATTTTACCCAAAAGCTTTTGAGATTGGTCAAGCTGATCAAATAACGGTTGTAAAGTAGTAAGTCCTGCCCCCTGACGTAACATTGATAGTATGCCAGCCTTGTCGTCTACGGCCGTTCCAAGTAGTTCTTCATTAACGCCTGATATTTCTTGTATTTCTCTACCCATTATTTCAGATATCTGCAAGGTAGATGGTGGTATTTGCGGCGGTTGTATCTGTTGCACATCGGTCATATTGGCCGTTGCTTTAAGAGCTAAACCTTTACCTTGACCGTGTAGAAAAACGTCGGCAGGATTTACTAATGCGTTTTCTTTGTAAATGAATCCAGAATTTATTTGACTTTCGAGAATATCTAATTCGATCCTCTTTCTAGTGTTGTAGATGAACTGAGGGTCCCTAAGTCCTCTGACTACTCCTTGAACTCTGTAAGGGAAGTCTGTCAGTTGAGGATTATAATAACCAAGTACGGGTACAAATGGATATCTATCAATCCCAAGAGGATTTTGTCCGTCATACATAACAACCCCTGAAATAACAATAGCAAGTTTAATAGTCGGAACTTCGGCTTCAAGAATTGTAACTTGAGGATATAGGCTAAGATACTCTTTAAGAATTTCATCATTGCCTTTCCATTCCAATGTTTCTCCTGAAACAGTATCGGCTAAAACTTTTTGTTTTCTATAGCTTTTATAATAAAACTCATCGTAAGTTAGTAGTCGGTCACTAGTATAGCCATAAGATTCGGGCATATATTGAAACTTTCCGTCACGAGATGAGCCTTTACCGTATCCTTCTTGTGGCAAGGAAAGTATTTCATTTTTTTGATCTGGCATTAGCGCAATACACTCAGATTTTGTAAGATATGATCTTTTCCAGAGGCCATTGCAGTCAGATAAATCGGGTTTTCTAAAAAACGGGTCTATTAAAAACGAATTAAATGCGCAGTTGTCAACTTTAATATTACCGTTAACTGGGTCGTTTCGATAGTCCATCCACACTTGCAGAAGGTTCATGCCTGTAACAATAGCACCATGAAAGGAGCTTGATATTGTTTCAAGTACATTATCATTATTGCAGGCCCACAATAGAGTTTTTGACAGCTGGTCTGCTGTTTTATTGTCTGCGTTATCTATTGGAGTTGCTATAATGCTTTTTCTGTTGCGACGTTGATGGCCAGATATCATGTTTATGATACGCCTAATCCTGTTAAAATTAAAATTTTTTCGCCTCCTTATCGGAAGGTTGCCATAGATCTCATTCCATAAAGTTTGATCTCCAGCTTCAAACATGGTGTCTATTTGCGCTTCTCCCCAAAAAGACTGGTTTATTGTAATGGAGTCTGCATAAAACGACTCCATGCGTTTAAGTATATGATTACTTGAATCGGATCTATATTTAATTTCAGGAAATAACATATTAGCTGCTCGGGACTATTGTTTTTTGTTAAACCTTAAAACAATCGCCCCGAATTACTAGTAGATTATCCTAGAAGAGGATAATGATACTTAAGCGTACCATATGGCTTGCAAAAAATCTGAGATCTTTTCTAGATAGCTATTGCCTTCAATAACCTCATGCTTTTTAAGAACGTAGTCTAAGCAGACAGTGCCAACAGCTAATACAGTAAGGGTTTCGCCGTAGTACAAAGCTTGGTCTTTCCAGTCACTCTTTATTGGATCTAAGTATCTATTTTTTTCTTCTTGTTTTGGTTGTGCTTCTTCTGCTACGCAAGGTGCTACTGAAGCCAATAGGGTTAACGCCAAAAATGTTTTTTTAAATGTTATCATTTTATTTCCTTCTTACTTATTATTAATTCGTTTACTCGCCTACTAATACTTTATTACAAAATAGTCTTTCCATTTGGATTTCTATAATCGTAAATGCAATCACGGCTATTACGTTCTGAATTTTCCTTTTTGCAGACATGTCATAAAACATTCCACGCTTTATAGTTTCTTTAAAAAACTGGGGTATGCCTGCTCCTATATTATTAAAACCACATAATAATAATAAAGTTAAAGCTAATTTTTTCATAATGTTACTACCTTTTAAAAACAGCCTCTAAAAGCGCCGAGGCTGCTAGTTTATTGCCTTTATAATAATTGCTCTTAATGTCTTCTAAAGCTTGCTTTTGAATATCATATATTTTATTATTACACTTAATTGCCGCCCCTAGATCTTTTGGATTTAAATAAAGATCTTTTACAAGAAATGCTGCCTTAGCTATTCTTTTCATATAGATTTTGTTGTAAGCAAGTTTTGCTCTTCTCTTAAACAACTGGTCTGAGCAATCTTTAAACACAATCGGCTTACTGTTCGAATTCGGCCTACAAAGTTGAGTAAAAGCATCCCTGTGAATTTTAGTGTTTAAATAAGCACGAACGGAATGATCGCATTCTTGAACAATTGAGCCGGCAGCGATCGTCCTTTCCACGATTGCTGCTTTTCTGTTACAAAATAGGCTTGCGAAAACTAAAAAAAACACCATAAGCATTATTTTTTCCCTTTTCCTTTATGGCTATATCCCGTTTTTCTAAATACTCTTCCCACTCATTTTGATTTACTTTAGTTTTGCTTTTAGCATTATGTCGTTCGCTGAACGGTATAAGAATACCCCTATCTATTACGGGCTCTAATATTAAAACCTTATTATGCCGGCAATCTTGTTGGCTTTTAATATTTGGTACCTTTATACCAAATTCGTCTAAACCTGTTGATCTACCATGATCATAAACTAAGGGAGCGTTTTTTTGTATTATTGCTCTTCTTACTGTACTGAAAACCGCACTTTCTTCTGGCGCCTTATTTATGATTGCTGTTTTATTTTGTTGGTTTTTTATGTTCATCCAGTTTCTTAGTAAACCAAAAACTGGGTGTGTAAAAATTGGAGTTGCTAATATCAACGTCAAATATGTTTTATTCATCTCTATTCTGTCTTGTTTACATAAAATATTTTTTGTGGCCGTTTAGCTCTGAAAAGAAATCGTTTTCTTTGCTCTCTCCATAAATTGCTTTAAGATATCGTTCTTCTAACTGCTTAGCAGATGACAACCCATCGCTTAGCTTGGGTAAACTAACGGCAAAATATCTTAATGCATCCGCTGCGTGAGAATACTGATCATGCAATGGTTTATCTTTAAAAATATTATATCTGCTATCATATTCAGAGCGGTAATTTTCAAGAACGGACACTAAAAACTTACATTTTTCTTTATCGATCCATACTCTATTCAGTATAGATCTCAAACATTCTATGCCGTCCATTATACTAATATTAGGTGCGATTGTAAAATTAATACCTAGCTGATAAGCCTTTTCGTATCGGGTCATTCCTGAGCCAAATTCTTTCACCATAATATCGTGCGGGGCTATATGTTGAGAATATATATAATCTTTTTTATTTAAAACTTTAACGTAATGTTCAATCCCCTCACCATGATGTTCATAAAAATCTATTATATGAATTGATTGGTTTATTAATTGTGCAAAAACTATACTAGTCTTGTCTCTTACGCCAACGTCCCAAGCTGTTATAACTGGTATTGTAGGGTTCCAGTCTAAAGTCGTTATGCGCTCTTGAAGTATCATTTGATCTAATGACTTTGCATAAAACGCTCCACTATAAGTACCTTCAAATGAGCAATAATATTCTTGTTGAATTAGAGCTTCTGTAGTTAATCCCTCGTTTTTTTCCTGTTCAATTTTTTCAAGGGGTATATGTTTTGTATCTTCTATAGTCAATTTATAAGCAAACCAATCTTTATTATTTTTCGCAATATTGTATAGAGTGTAAAAATGATTGCGTCCACGTGGTGTTGAAATGAATAAACACCAACCATCAGAAGCCACTAATATGGGCCTTAAAAGCTGATAACATACTGGATTTTGAAGAGCATATTCACTAAAAATTGCTGCATGGCAGTTTGTTCCCACCAACGAGTCAACGTTTTCTGAGCCCAAGATTTGCAATAAAGATGAGTTTTTTAGCCTTATTTTCATCTGTTGGTCGTTAATAGAGTGTATCAACTCCTTGGGTAAATAATATTGTAAAATCCTGCGACCTTCATTATCTATGGCATCCCATATAATCTTTCGGCCTTGACTGTAGGTTGGATAGATCATATAAACAGTTGAGGGTGATTGAAGGCATCGCCTAATGGCTAAATTCAAGGCTGTCACGTCTTTGCCTGCCCTTCTTGGAAGGACGGCGACTACTTTACGGTAAAGTTTATTTTCTATCGCATCAATTATGGGTAATTGATAATCCCTGGGTATAAACTTAAGCTTTATTTCCATTATCTTTT